GGCATCAGCTTGCGTGTAGCTCTGGCTAAACGAGAATGCCTCGCCTGGAGTGTCTTGAGTGGCTGCAATTGTCCCTGGAGCGTAAACACCGCTGGTGATTGTTCCAGCTGAAATGGTGTTAGCTGTACTGCCGTCAGTTGTGTCTACCCCAGAACCTGAGATAGAGAAGGAACTCCCAATCCTGTCTGCGCTTGTTACAGCGCCACCAACCTGCAGTGAGATCGAAGACATGATCTTGTGGGTCAGATCAGCACGAGCAGGCGAGGCGGCTGCCAATGTGATTCCCAATACCAAAAGTGTGCGGATCATTTGATGCCAGCTTTGGTGTCTTTGTTATCGACAATAGTAGGTTTCTTATTTCCGTTTCCATTGCTCTTCCGCTCGATACCAAACGAGGCCATAGCTCCAGTCAGGAGTGAAGCCACGAACGTGTTGTCCATCTTCATTTGAGGAAAGATGCCTAGATAAGACGCGGTCAGCAGTGCAGCGCTCCAAGCCAAGACCAGAGCCTTGACAATATCTGCCATTGAGATGCCTTCTTTCTGATCGTTGTCCGTAGGTTCTGCCATGATGAAGCGAGTGTTAGCGGCGGATCATGGTTGAAGTCTGGGCCGCCGTTGCCGGAGCGTCAATCACGGTAGCTGGTCTAGGCGCTACAGGGCTTAGCCGTCAAAACCGCTTAGGGCAAGATTCATTGATTCGTCTTACAGCTGCTGTCGACAACTTGTCTGGTCGCTTGGATATTTTGCACAACGACATCAAGAGCAAAGATGTCGAGGTGTTTGGACGGCTTAGTGAATTGGAACGTTCAGTGGCCAGGCTGGAAGGACATACAGATAGGCACTAATGTATTGGTGCTATTCAAGGCAGTCTCATGCTTTTGATTCTCAAGCCAATTTTGATGACCGCATGGAAGTCAAGAGCGTTTAAGGAATTGATTGTGGCAATGCTGGAGAAGATCGTTTTGAGGACTGACAACGAGTTGGACGACTTGGCAGTGAAGCACGTTCGTGAAATGCTCTTGCCTGACACAAGAGTTGAAAAGTAGGTGGTGTCCGGCATTATCCAACTGACCTTGGTGTTGTTGGGCATGGCTCTAGGTCTGCTGCCGTTTTTCCAATTTTTCCGTGGTACGCCCCATCAGCTGGCTGCAATTAAACAGCTTGAGGAGTCCTTGCCGCCGGAATTACTGGAGGAAGACGACGCTGATTGGTTTCAGGCTTGGAAGGAAAGCGGCTATGACCAGCAGGTCTATATGCCTTACTTCAAGCAGCTCGACAACAAGACTGGAACGGGCTACCGCGAGTGCTTCAGTTCAGCAGCAGCCATGGTGGCAGCGTATTACAAGAAAGTTAGTACAGATGATGAGTACAACAAGATCCGCGCCAAGTTCGGAGACACCACGTCTGTAGAGGCTCAGCTAGCAGCGTTGCGGAGTCTGGGCTTAGAAGCTGAGTTCAGGAAGGACGGTGACGCTGACATGGTGGAGCTAGAGATTGAGAATGGCAGACCAGTGCTGGTTGGCTGGTTGCACGCAGGCAACATGCTTCTAGGCGAACCACCAATGTGCAATGGCACGGGTTGTGGTCATTGGAGCGTTATCAGTGGTTACGCAGGTAAGAACAGCAACGACCCAGAGTGGATCATGCAAGACTCTCGTGGCTATCCCGAAATGGAGAAGGGTGGTCATAGCAATCCGCATTTGGGACGTAATGTCCGTGTGAGGCAGGCTGCTTTTTATCAGAGGTGGCAAGCGGAAGGACCACGTACGGGATGGGTGATCTTGGTGAATGAGTAATTTTTATTGGTTGTGGGCATATATCAGTGCTTTTTGGACCACGGTTGTCGTGCAATGCGCTAGGCCAGTGAACTGGGATCAGTGTTCACGGGTCAATGATTGGCTGGTGCCATGGGTAGTTGATGTCATCGACATGCAGAAAAACGGTGCTTACCATTCTGAAAAGTACATACTGCAACAATCCAATGGGCTGGGCGGAGTGGATGATCGTCAACCAAAGCCTGGAGGAGGAGCTGGAGCTGGAACGTAATGTTCGAAATGTGCAGGGCTGCACTGACGAGGATGCACTAAAGACGTTGTGCGTGTCTTTGGTCCGCACCAACTGGCATCAAGCCAAGTTGCTTAAGCAAGCAGTAGGTCACATTGGTGAGCTAGACGCGATCAATACGACACAGGGATAATCTCTAGCTGTTTGCCTGACGCGGCTGCCGCATTCCTGGCGCGTTCCAGGCTGCTATAGCTGCAGGCGTCATCTGCTTTGCTAGTCCAATAAACGTCGCCTGAGCTTGTATAGAGCGCAGAAATGAACAGCGACTCCGCTTGAGCCGCTTTGAGAGCAAAACGCATAAAACGATCTAATCGTTGTTTTGTTTGGTCCGGCCCTCAACCTGCTTGCGAACGGACTGCCGCCACCGAGCAAGGTCTTGGGCTTCGGCCTCGCTGTAAACAGTAGGCGAGCTGATGCGCTTCAACTCCGAATACACAGCTTCTCTTATCCAAGCTGTTGCACGCTGCTTGTTCTTGGCAGCCTCTTGCTGAACTAGTTCTGCTCGATTGGGATCAAGCAGGATCTGAAAATACTGCTTATTGCCGTGCCGAATAGCCATAACGTTTAATGTGCTACACACACATTACCATGTGATAGAAGAATCGACCTTCTTTTTCCACGCATTGGATTGAGCACGACGAGCTTGGGCGCGCTGATTCGTACAGCCCGCCCGCACTTCTCTTGCTCCCTCTAAAAACATTGCAGCCCGCTGCAAGTCACCCGTCGTTGCTGTTCGTATGGCTTTGTTTAGCCGCTCCATCACGAGTTGCCTGCCTGTACGCGGCATCCATCGCCTCACGCAGATTCTGGTGGTACGTTACCTGCCCTCCACAAGAACAGAACCACCCAAGATCTGTGCAGTAGACACTGATCATCAGTGAACCTCGCTCCAAGTTTTACCGACAGACACCTCAGCCAGCGCAGGAATCTCCCCGAGCCACTTGGCCTCAGCGTCTTCCATCACCTGTTTTAGGGTCGCCGCCCACTCTTCAGCTGCATCTTCCCTAACAAGCAACAGAATTTCGTCATGCACCGCAGCAGCAATACGAACGGTGTCTTCCCCCGCAGTTTTGACCTTCGGCCATAGCTTGCCCAAAGCGCATTTAAGGATGGCGGCACCAGCTCCCTGGATCGGCGTGTTGCACCTGACAGTCAGTCGATTCATGTCGCCCTGCAGATAACGCCGCATCCCTGAAAGCGGGATTCTGGTTTCAGCCCACTTGTCGTATTTCGTGCGATCCGCTGTTGCAGCATTGTTCTGCTGCCACTCCGCTACCCCCTGGAACGCACCAAGCCACTCATCCCTGATCTCTGCTGCGCGCTCTTGCGTCATGGTGATGCCCATACCGCCTGCATAGTTACGCAGACCTGCGGGGCCGGAGCCATACAGCAGACCAAAATTAGCTGACTTGGCTGTCTGGCGGTCACAACCAATAGCTTCCGCAGTAACGGTGTGTGGATCTTCTCCAGCCTGGAACGCAGCGGTCATGCGCTCGTCCTTTGCCACTGCTGCGGCAAGGCGCAGTTCCATTTGGCCGAAGTCAGCGTCAACCAGCAGCCAGCCTTCAGGCGCTTCAACGCAACTGCGGAACTGCTTGTCACGTGGAATCTGCTGATTGTTGGGCTTGATGCAGCTCATACGTCCTGACTCCGCACCCAACTGCATATAGCTGGCACGCACGAAGCCTGCGGCGTCCATTTTTTCCTGGATCGACTCGATCATCTGCCGACGTTTTTCACACCTTTTCCACTCCAGGTAGATCTGGACGACCTCGTGATCTGCGGCGTAAGAACGCAGTGCCTGTCTGGATGCGCTGGGCTTACCGTTGGCATCACGCGGGGGCTCACCAAGCAATACGGTGATTTTTTCCACAAGCTGCTTGGGGCTGTTGATGTTGAAGCCTGCGTACTTCTTAGTGCCATCCCGCACTTTGCCTTCATCCTTGGCACGCAGGTTGAAGCTGCCATCTTCGTCACGCGGCAGCTTGTGCTCTTCCGGCATGGCAGCATCGAGCTGCAACACGAAATCTTTAGCCAGGCCCTTGATGTCGTGCTCATAATCGATCTTGCGCTGCTGCAAGTTTTCAGCGTTCCAGGGCAGACCAGTGCGCCACATCTGCGCCATTGCAGGCAGAGCGCGGCACTCAAGCTTGAAGGCTGGTCCGAGCCTGTCGCGACTGATGCGGTGCTCCAGGATTGGGTCAAGTTCCATCAAAGCCGCAACGTCGTTGGCCGCATACTCCAGCTGCTCTTCGCTGAGTTCGCCGCTCCAGTCAGAACGCTGCTGTTCTTTAGACAGCTCCTTTTTGAGGTAGCGCTTTACAACGCTGTCGAGACCGTGCTTCGTATTAGGCAGGCCGTTGGTGAGAAGTCGGCTGGCCAACATGGAGCAACGCACCCACCCAGCCGGATAGATGTCGTGCTCCTGGAGCCAGCCAAGGTCGAATACAGCGTTATGGGCCAGCCAGAATCGTTTTGGAGTGCGGAAGAACCAGCGGAGATCAGCCCAGTCGCCTTTATCAAGTTGAAAACAGTCGATCAGAACAATAGTGTCGCGATCCCGCGCACCTAACTGCAAGAGCCGCAACCTGCCGCGCTCGGGCTGCAACTGGAGCGTTTCTGTGTCAAAGCAAATGGACTGAGCAGTGTTGAGCTTGCTGAGGTGCTCGATCCCTTGAAAGACTTGAGGGGACATGGGTGGTGTCATATAACCACCTCAATGTAGCACATCAAGAAGTTACTAGGCTTTCGACAAGCGGAAAATAATCCAAGTCATAAGCCGTCATCACAGCCACGTCGATCCCGCAGTCCAGCGCAGCAGCCACCTGAATCTCAAAATCTTGATGCCCCATGCGGTTGTCCTGGTATGTGACCTGTTCGACAGCTAGGGCTCTGTCGTCGCTGTCATAACTGGTAAAACGCACCAGGGCCAGGGCATCTGCGCTAGCAGGCGATTCAACCTTGCAGTATTGGAACTGAACCTGGTGCTTCATGTTGGCGACTCGCCTAAAGGGAGTATGGCCCTGCCTGCGTATCAGCAACCGAACCAGTCGTTTAACTAACCAATTCACTGAAAACGTACGCGACGATGCCTTCTATTTGACGACGGTCCACGTTTTGACCGGCCCTGCGACGAGTGCGTTCCACAAGGTTGTGGAAATCGGAAGGGGTCAACAGCTTGTCTGTGGAAACAGGAGTTCGCGTAACCCGCTCACGAAGCAAATCAGAACGTGAAATGCCCAACTGTTCGGCTTCGGCTTTCAGACGATCCGCATCAGCGTCGTCCACCGTAATTTCAATCCTTTTCATGTTCAGAAGTACTCGTTGTAAAAGGCGCTGCCTGGACCGTACTTAGCAACAATCTCCGGAAAGGCATCCAGAACGCGGTCGCGATTACGGGGGTCAGCGTTCAAAGCAGCCTCAGCAACTTTGCTGAGAAACGACCCACCGTAATGATGGGCCGTCTTGATGGTGGCGTGGATCTGTTTTTCGGTCACAGCGCGGTAAACCCTGTGCACAAAGTAGCACATTGATAGGTGCCTGGCTAGTGGGTTAGTCCCACATATTCCAGTCATCCGCGCCAGGTTCGACACCCTTATGTCTCTGATTATCCGCGTTAAAAAGCTGATCCGTTGCGGCGGAAGGGTTCTTACCAACAATCGGTTTTGTTAAAAGTTCTGGTTTTGTTAAAAGTCCTTTGTCCGGACTTTTGACAATTTCGGACTTTTGACAATCCACTTTGTTGTTTAAAGCCGTTCCAGGAGAAGGGGTTTGATTTTTAACAGGGGGTTTCACGGACCTTTCACGCGCGCGAGACGTAAATGATCCTGGAACGTCTGTACCAACCGCCTCGTAGAACGCAGGGGGCCGCCCCTTGCCTGTCCAGCTCGCCGGAGTAGCACAACGCTCGATCAGCTTCTGCCCCTCCAACTTGTCCAGGCTGTACTTGATCGCCCTCTTCTTATGAATGCCACCCAGCAGATCGTGATCCACAAAATCCTGGACCGTCCAAGGTGCGCGCGTCCGCCGCATTTCCTTGAGCATGTCCAGCATCTGCCGCGTCGGCCCATTCACCTTGTTCTCCTTTTCAGGCACCGGCCCGATCTGGTACGTGTAATCCGGCAGCAGGGAGAACGCCATTTCTTGCCCTTCACGATCGTCGCGTGATTTCTCGACAGTCACGACCCTTGTGTTGTCGCTCAGGCTCAGCTCAGCCAGCTGCTTGTTATCCAGCCGCTGCATGTTCCACGTCTCATCCACAGCAGCCCTGATGGCGCTGGTGCCACGGAAGCTGCCGTTCCTGTTGTTGTGGTGAATCACGATGATGGTGCAAGCCCCAAAATCCTCACCATTGCGCCGCGCAAGCTTCTTCAGCGGCAGCGCGTACTCCCTGCGGTTCTCCTCATAAGGGTTGGAGTCGTTGCAGCCGTCCAGGCTGTCAATTACCACGAGGTCATAGTTCGGCGCTTCCTTAGGACCCTGCAGCTTTTTGAAGCGGCTGTACCAGGACATGTCCCACTCACCCACAACATCAACACCAGTGGTGACGCCGATCAAATCAAACTGCCGCCGCACAATCCGCTCGCTCTGGTCACCGTTCAACCAAAGGCACCGGCCCTTGGGCACATTGACCAAACCGCCGTGAACGTTGAACGACCGCGCCTGACTGATGTGCTTGCACAGCGTCTGACACATGGCTGACTTACCCGTGCCGCCATCTGCGTGAATCAGCAAAAGCCAAGGCTTCGGCAGCAAGCCCGGAATCAAGTAATCAAAAGCGGCATCGTCCAACTCGCTCACAGCTCTGGGACGAAACTCTTTGTTGCGCTCAAACGTGAGGTGAGCATCGAGCATCCGGTCAATGGCCGCCGCCCCTTCCTTGTGCCGCCCAGCCTCTTGCGCCAGCTGAGTTTTGGCCTGATCAAGCAGTGCCGGGTTCTCAATGCTGTCCTCTAGCTCCAGCCCCCGCGCGATGACCTCTTCACCGCTGAGTAGGTCGAGCTTGTACTTAAGCGGGAGCGCTTCGATCTCCTCCACCAATCGTGCAAGACCGTCCCTTTGAAATCGTGTCCGCTCACGATCCACCAGATCGGCCTGACGAATCAACGAGCCAAAGCCCAGACCACCGCTCCTAAAACCGTTCTCCCAACGCTCAGCGCAAGGATTTTTACCGCCCTCCCAATCATCGGCATACTCGTTATCCCGGCGGCTCCACTCTTCCCACAGCTTCAGGCCGTCCTCGTTGGGCAGCTCGCTGTGAATCATCGCCCCGATTTCCCACCAGAACTGCTCGCTGTTTGCACCGCGAGGCTCGATGACACTCAGACAACTGCGAGCAATCTCGATCTTCTCCTCCCTGGAACGGTTGGAGTAACGGCTGTCGCGAAGTTTGCGGCTGTCTTTCCGCTCATTCAGCTCGCGATATTGCTCTCGCATCCGCTCTAACAACCATTCGGGAGCGGTAGGGATGTTATTTACATCGCCCTCAAAGGTGTACTCACCTTCGTCTTTGTAAGCACCAAAAAGCAGACCCTGCCTGCCCCAAAGCACTTCCCAACCTTCATGCCCACCAGCGGCGTGGCTGAGGTCAGAAACAGTCAGTCGATCCTCTTCAGGAACAACAAACAAAAACTTCGCCGCGTTCTTCTTAGGTGAAGTGATCCGTGGAGCGTTCTCTAGATCCTTGCCCCACTTCTCTTCAATAGCCCCCAGGTTTGCGTCCACGTCAAAGATGACGAGCCCTTCAGAGCGAGTGCCGCTGTAAACGCCGACAGCCTTGAACTCTTCGGGGTGCTTTTCGATGTGCTGGGCTGTGAACTCAGGCGAGAGCTTTTCGTGAGGAGCGCGCCCCAGCGGTGACTTGCCGCAAGCTGCCTTGCCGTTGGGCATCTTTGCGCCCTTGGCGTAGATCGGCGCAGTGGCCCAATGCTTGGGCAAGCTGCGAACGAAACTGACGAGATCCATTTGCTACAGTGTGATCGTGGAATGTTTGCTTGATACCCCTGGGTGCTTCTCCGGCTCCCAGGGGGTTTTCCATTCTATAGCAGTTGCAAACCCCCGACGCTTTGCTACATTGTTGAGGCACCGGGCAACGTGCCCACAGCAAAGGACCCCATGGGCTTCATCTCATCCAAGAACAAGTCAGCCATCACCGCTGGTTCCGGTGGCGGTTACCTCAACCCCTCCAAAATCCAGAGCGGCGGCAGCGTTCGCTTCGCTCTTCTGGAAGACCAACCCCTTGAATTCTTCGAGTGTTGGGGCGAGTCATCTGAGGGCGGCGTCAAGCCTTTCCGTTTCAGCGATGACCCCAGCCCTGAGGACATCGACGAAGAAATGGGACCTGAGTTCACCCGTCGCATGAACCGCGACGGCACTGCTCCCGAAAAGGTCAAGTTCGCCATCGCTGTTCCCGTCTACAACTACGAGTCCAGCAGCGTCCAGATCATGCAGCTTTCTCAAAAGAGCTTGCAAAACGAACTGGATGACATCTCCCAAATGGAGGACTACGCCAACCTGCTGGAGTGGGACTTCGTTCTAGGCAAAGAAGGCAACGGCCTTGAAACCCGTTACAGCTTGCGCCCAGTGCCGCGTAAGAAGGGCACCCAGGACAGCATCGAATCCGCCTGGACCGATGCCCGCGCCGCTGGCTTTGAGATTGGCCGCCTGCTGACCGGCGAAAACCCTTTCAAAGAGGGTTGAGCGTAATGGGGGGCCTAGTGCCCCCTTCTTTTTGTTTCAACATTATGAAAGGTCAGGTTTACCTTATTTCTTACGAAAGTAGTCCCCTTATCGTAAAAATAGGGCGTACGAAAAGTTGGCTTAATCGTCGTAAGCAGCTTAAAGTAGGAAGAAAGGCTGCCGAAGAACTTGTTGTTAAATCTGATGATATGTGTGCTCTTGAAAAGAAACTACATGATACATATAAAAGGTATCGGATTCCAGCCACTGAATGGTTCGTACTTCCTAATGAGCAAACTAAAAAAGACATATGCTCAGATATGCTCGTTTACGGGCAGCAAGCGTTTCCTGAACCCATTCTTAAAAAAGTAAACGAAAGACCTCTTGAAGAAAAGTTTCCTGACAAGTTCGACAGGCACCATCCACTTAATAAGCAACTAGACGCTTTTCATGAAGATTGGTGGGAAGAGTTCTCTGATCTACCTTTATACAATCCATGGGTCAAGCACTTTTCTTCAGAGTGGGAGCATGGCGAGGGGCTTTTCGTTTGGCTTGTTTACATAAATCCTTGCGGAGAGGAGGAAGAAATGTGTTTTTACAGTCATGAGATTGGTAAAATTCACGTGCAGATTGAAAACTGGGATTGTAGTAACGACGGCAAAAGCTGGCATCATAAATTTATAGGAAGAAATTATTTTGATATTCCGTTAAACCACCCAAAAACTACTGAATTAGTTTACAAGAATATTTTTGATTTGTTTGAATTTTTTATGGAACTACCCATGGATAGTTGGCCCTTAAGGGTCAGGGCCAGGAAATTAGCTATCGAACAAGAATCTTTAGAGGTTGAGGCCAAATACGGTCCTCCGTCTACGCAAGAAGAATTGTTGGCTAATTACAAACGGATTATGGGGCACTAACGTATCTGAGGTATAAACCCTAAACTAAGTAAAGACCTCAAAATCGTGAGCGGGCATCTAGAACGGGCTATGCCCGAAGTAGTCACAACAGTTCTCGAAGATGGCTGCGTCTGCATTTCGGTGGGAGACTTCACTGGGGTGGTCAGTTCAATGCACTTAATCGAGCCCAAAGTCCATCAATTACAGAGTGCCTGGTTGGCACGTGAAGCCGAACTATCCGATGCCCGCTGATACACAGAACGCCCTCGCTGGACTCCGCCGCTGGAGCCTGGTCCGTGATGACTCCGGCCCTCATCGCGTTTACCGCGACGAACTAGGCAACACCTACGCCTCAGTTACCCACATCCTTAAGGAGACCTCCCCGCAATGGCAGAAAGATGCACTGGATAGATGGATTCAAAAACCAGGCTCTGCCCTGGAGCGTGATATTGCCTGTCAGCGCGGGACTCTGGCTCACGATCACGCGGAGTACGTCCTCAAGACAGCAGCGAAACTCGCGCGTAATAGCGCTAACAAGCGAGGAAGCTGGAGGACTGGAGATGACGGCCTGGAACGTGCCCCCAAGGGAATCACTACCTGGGCCATCGAAAAAGCCATTCAGGGGGCTCCTAGGGTCTCCTGGAGCGCCTCTGGCTACGCCCGAGGTCTACGGACTTGGATCGGAGAGAACGTAACCGCCATTCACGCGATCGAGTTCTCCGTGCATGACCCACGAGGTTGGGCTGGAACGGCTGACGCTCTGCTCGATGTTGGCGGCACCCTTTGCATCGCTGACTGGAAAACCAGCGTGAATGCACGTAGCGAGGACATGCTGGCTAATTACATCTGTCAGGCTGGAGCGTATTCGCTGGGACTTCAGACCCTGACTGGGATCAAGCCAAAGACGGGAGCCATTGTGGTGGCACGTCGGAGCGGAGCACCGCAAGTCCGCTTGCTCAATGAGTTAGAATTACGTGGGGCGGAGTGTCAATGGCTAGAGAGAATGGACATTTGGAATGCCCAGCAAGCTCTCAAGAACTAGAAGAAGCCCTGGACCGTCTCTACAAGGGGACTACCAACGTGGCTCTACAAGCTGCGGATCTTGGGATAACCCTGGAACGTTTGAAGCAGCTTTTCGGGGAGTACGTCGCCGCCCGGCCTATCGACATCAACGATGAGGATGTTTGGCTGGGCGACACGACGCTCTGCTGGCCTTATGCCTGAGGAGCTGGACCGAATCCTTGAAGCCGGGCAGCCGCTGTAGGACTGCCAGCCTCTGCAAGATCTAAAAACCTCTGCCTCAGAGATAGATATTGCTGGGCCGTCAACCGCAAGGTCAGCCCACCCTCTTTGAAGTAATAACCCTTGGAACGTTTCATTCGCTGCATTCCTTCATCGCACGTTGTTCGTAGTAGCGCTTGAGCCGCACACACTCGTTAGCTTGGCTGAACTGCCCGAGCTGCTCAAAAACTACAGCCCTGGCACGTTCATATCGAATCGCGGTGGGCAGGAGTTCGGCTGGAACGCGACTACCTGCGGGTGAATACCTGGTCCCGTTGAGTTTGGTGCTCATGATTTGTCCCCCTGGGGATTGTTATCAGTGTGGAACGATTTTTGAAAGCTGGCCATCATGCGAGATCCGCTCGCTCTTTGTAATACCCGGAAGACTCCAGGTGGGTGTGGATCCGATCCTGAAGTCCCTGGAGCGTTTTAGCTCGTGGCGTGTCCTGCCATTCGGCACGTCCTAAGAACTCCATCTCCCAGTAAACGGAATCAGCGAGCAGCGCTAATTCGTGGTCCGTAAAGTTCATACTTCGCGGCTCCAGTCGTACTTATCAACCATGGTTTTACAGCTCGTGCACTGGAGCGCACACCACGAAAAGTGGTAAACGCGATGCTCTGCGCCGCAGTATGGGCATTTGATCAACCTGCCAGAAGCACTGGCACGGGTGGAGCGTGTCACAGGCCCCCAGCGTTCGCTGTGCTGGCGCGGGAGCGTGTTGTTGGTCAGGCGATTGGGGAAGTAGGTCATTTGAGGCTGCGGTTGCGTTCGGCTGGTGTTGGGATGGAGCGTTCCCAGTCGTCCTGGTCCTGCTCGTTCTGCATCTCTTCCAGTTCCTCTTCGGTGTAGATCTCGAAGGGAAGTGGAGCGTCGTCGATGTCGAGGTAGTTCATGCGAAAGGTGAAACAGATTCGGTGTTGTAGCCCTGCCATTTTTTGGCGGTATCGATGGCTTTTACGAGCTGGCACGCTTGTTTGTCGTCTCCAGTCGCAACAGCAATATCAAAACGATGCTGGAGCATTGCCAGCAC